TATTTTCTCTTAGAGTCGCACTGTCAATAAAAACCTCATTTGACACCATATTGGCGTTGTATGAGGAAATATATGTGTTATATGCTAGTACGTCTAGAATAGTCGAAAAATTAGATCCTTCGAAATCATAATCTGTAAAATCAGAATTTGCTCTTAGATAATCTCTAAGAGTCGTTTTTATCTGATCAAAGTCTAGACCGGTGAAATTTATTAACGACATTTACCTTGTTGGTACGAGAACGAATTCTAGTTGCTGGGGAAGAATATTAGCCCCGATAATTTCATATGATATTGTTGCATTGAATGTATTATTATCAAAGTCAGGTTCAATATTTACAGAGAGTAAATTAACTCTTGGTTCGAAGTTAGTAATTGAACTTCTAATTTCATTTTCAATAATACTTGCCGAAATTGGATCAATATTTTCAAATAGAGATGCCGTAATATTAGATCCAAAGTTGGGATTAAAAAATTTCTCACCAGGAAGGGTAAATACAATGTTTCTGATTGAGCGAGCAATCGCCGTTGCGTTTTTAATCGCAATCAAATCATCATTCAGAGGGTTGCTCTGAAATGACATACTAATATCTTTAAAACCTTGACTTACCCTTTCTAAAGGCATTTAGTATTATAATTCTATCTTATTTATTACCCTTTTATTGATCCATAGAAGGGTTCTGTACCATACTCCCAGTCATCATAATCTTCATCATTGCGGATTTTTTCGTGAATTTCATTTTGCTGGTAGAAATCGTGTTTTTTTGGTGTCATATCATCGTGTGCAATCTCACGAAGCATCTTTTGCTTCTCTATTTTACTTTCCCAACCATACTCTGAGGACAAAAATTCAGTTCCCCACTCATTTTTCATAAAATTTGAGTCTTTATCGACTTTTTTAGTCATTTTTTTGCTCCTGATTTAGTAAATCAGAACTTTTTACGGGGTTGCTATCCCGTGATCGATATAAAAACCTTTACGATGGTAGTCTTCATCATCAACAAAGACTAAATTTTCCATTTTTTCGCATTTTTGACTCTTCCATACAGGAATTGCGACTGAATTACCGAAACGAAAGTCTGGGTTGCGACGAAAATGCACCTCAATTAGATGATTTCCAATGAATTCACAATTAATCCACTCATATTCACCCTTCAAATTTTCTAAAATTGACGGAAATTCCACTTTATCCTCTATTTTAGACCATTTTTTCCACTTATACAATGGATCATCATAATTTCTTTCACCTAAGACTACCAATTTAGGCTCTTTGTATTGAAAATCAATACTGATGTGAGGTCCTTTAAAGATTTCACACCAAAATTCTGCTGGATGAAAATGATCTGTAGAATAGTCTATCTCCTCTATACGAGAAAATCGCCCCATCCCAAGTAAATTAATACTTGGTCGGACGATATAACTACCTGAATATGGAACAGGGCATCCTGTAGGTCCACAGAGATGCCCCATACGTTGATTTAAAAAGAGTTTGTTATATATCCACAAGTCTTCATTATGTATTGATTTCCATTCTTCGTGGGAATCAAGATAAGACATATGGACATATAACCTTTCTTCTATTTAACCCTTACCTTGACCACGATACTTCTTCTTACGACCATTACGAGACGTTGGACTTAGAAGTGTACGAGGGGAGCGACCTTGACGAGTCTTTTTAGGTGCTCCAGGTTCAAAGATTGTTTTATTCATTGCCATTTTAAATTTCCTCCAATACTAAATCATTCGGGTTTACATTAGCAAGATTATAATATTTCTCTGCATAGTCTTGTAATAATTCCGTGCATTCTTCCGGAGAGAGATTCCGGTATATTACTCGACCATTATAAAGAATATTATACTTTTTGTCCATATTAGATTACGCGAGTTTTTTCGTGCCCAACACGAATACGAGGATCACACCAAATCTCAAAGCCTTGGTCTTTTGCATCTAGACAGAAACTTACATCCTCTCCACACATATCTTGAACATTACCTGATTCAAAGACTTGCATCTTTGGAGCAAACCAGGGATACTCAAGATTCTCAAATACTCCATTCTTGATCAGTACCCAACCAAAACCAGTGTAATCAACTGTGAAAGGCTTACGACGTTTTGAGATCGACTCCACAGTTTCGTGATTCATTACACCACCATTCTTACGGAAATCATCTTCTTCTAACCAGTGTGCGACAGATGTTGTGTGACCATCTTCAGTGCAATACCACCCAGCAGTGATTTCACGCTCTGTGCCATCTTCTGAAAGTGCTAAATCACAAAGTTGCCAGAACTTGTTAGAATCAAAAACAATGTCATTATCAATCCAGAGTTGATAATCATAATTCAGTTTTCCATCCCAAGGTACTTGCTTCGGTCCCCTTAGAACATTTGCCCCAAGTACTTTACAACGTGCAAAGTTTACCATCGATGAGTAATCTTGACTGATCTGAATACTCATTCCGTTTTGTACTAGATCAAAACAAAGTTGTACAAAGTTCTTTAGAAAAATATATGAACAACCCCTACCAGGAAGACAAAATACAATGCTCTTTCCTTTCATACGTGCTTTGATAGCATCGTAGTCCCACTCTTCAGTTGCTCTTTTTGGTGCTACAGTTTTAACAGTGAATCCTTTTGCCATAAGAGAAATAAACTTTCAATTTCAATTTTAACAGTCTATATATGCCTTGTCAATGTGAAGAGTCGAGTGCTATTTGCTTATTCACAACCAACTCTTCATATGACAAATCATCAGTAGTATATTCAGTTCTCATAATACCTACCATATTATTCAAGGTCTCCCAAGTTGCTCTGAAATCATCCTCCTTAATTGAATGAAATAAACACCTGTCCTTTGCATATATGTGATAAATCTTTTCCATACAAAAATATCTCCGGAATTTTTTCTTTCAGTTCTTATTTCGTAACTGAATTATATATCACAACAATGCAAAAACCAAGTGCGACAAAAAAGGGGCGTGGATAACGTATCATCCAGCCCGCTAATACAACCTTCCAGAAGTTCCAATATGGTGCTCTTCTTCTCAACGTTTTCCGCCCTTCTTAATGGTTCTTTTATCTGGGCGCGACTTACCACCCTTATGAATCCACTTGACACCCATCTTTTTACCTCCGGAAAATTTTTATGAAATTGATATTTATCGGTCGATTTGTCACCTCTGTAGGTTAGGGTAGTTTGCCTTTTTTATAACGCAACGCCGCGCCGCGACATAAACAATCGACCGCAAATAACTGCCAAACGACTATCCTTACGAGTATAACATATGCGTCCCCCACTGTCAAGCAAGGGACGCACAGTTACTATCAGAACTCGATCACATCTGCAGTGGGTTCAGCATAAGCAATCGACTGCTGATTGTCATCGGTGAGAGTATCAAGGATCTGAAGGATTTCAGCACCAGTGTTACCTTGTGCCAGCATCGAAAGCATCACGGACTTGGACATAATGAAGAAGGAGAGTGTTAATGAAGAAGTGAACAGTAAGTGTCTTTATAGGGCGCATCTTATTCCCTTATGTATCAGATATCGAACACATCAGAGTTAATCTGAATGACGTTCACTTTGGGGTCAGTGAATGATACTCCGTCAGGCGTCTTAGAGATAAGTCCTTCGACCGCATCTACAAAGTCTTGATAACTACCTGCCTCCATCGCAATGTCATACAAACCCTGGTCATTGTTAATCCACAGAGCAACATTCCAGGTCTCATAATTCTCCCAACCATTATACTCGGTGGAGAGGATGTTGCGTTGATAAGTGACAGTCATTTGGAAAGAGTTAGTGTGTGTTAGTGGGTGAAATCAGAACGCAAGGAGTGCCGAATCCATCTGCTCTTCAGTGATAAGACCCAACTGAAAATCAGTGTTCAGAGTAAACATCAGGTCTTTGAACTGAGTATAACGATTCGGAGCAAACTTATGCAGGAAGAAGATTTTACGACGGATCGGGTCGTTCATCTTGTAGGCGAAGTTGCGAACCTGATTGAACATTTAGTGTCGTTTGAAGAGTGTCTGTGTGGGGGGTCGTTTGTGTGCCCCCTACACTATAGGTCCACTTTCAAGGTGAGTAACTTTAATCCCCACCTAATCACCACTTGTCAGGTCTACTTAAGTCCTCAACGTAAGCATCACACTTCTCTGCAGGTTCCAACTCAAATAACTTCTCCCAATCAATCTGATGTGGGTCGAAGTCACCGAACACTGATAGATCCAGAGTGACTCTATAACGCTGCTTCTGTGCTGTGTGGTACGCAACTGACATAAGTATGCTCCGAAGTGTTATGTAAGTATTGTAGAATGCCCTGGATTTATTGTCAAGGGGCTGGGTGTATTTATGAGGGACTGGTGGATTTTGATGAGGGGATTGTGGGGATTTTGTGACGGGGGGTGCTTGACATTTTGGGGGAGTGCTGATATAATGACGCCTTAGATCACAAGACCTAGAGACATTTAAAAGGGTATAAGTACAAGGTCCAGAAGGGTTTATA